AAAATCACTTGGGTAGATTAAATTATCGTCTTTTGCTCGTCTAGTGGCTTCCTCGTTAAATTCTAACCCTTTTAATTTGCCTTCCTCATCTAATAACATTAGTGTTCCATCAGAAAAGGTTAAAATTTCAATTGGACTTTCATAGAAGTCTTTAGATACAAAGTGCTTTGCATCTTTAAAGGTTTTGATATTTACTTTTTTAATATCGCCTTCGGTAGTAATTAAGGTAACTTGCATTTTGGTTAAATTGTATTAAAGTTCACAACAAATATAAATAGTTTTTTGGTTTTAGAAAACAATTAATCAATATTTTTAACTTTGAATAGTGTTTTTATTTCTACTTTGGGTTTTTTTAACTCTGGGTAGCGTTGCAAAATCAATCTTCTTGCCCTAACAATAGTTTCTATTTTAGCTGTTTTATCCTTGAATTTACTATTGAAGTAGGTAAATACATCATACCCACTCATTTCGTTAATTTTAGCTTTGCCTAATTCGTAAAAATAAAAGGTAAAAATAAGTTGGTCAACATCGGTTGACAACTCTGGCTTTTGCTCTAGCAAGAATTTAATCTTTGCATAGATGCTTTTTAATTTTTTAAATTCTACTTCCATGTAAATTTCCTTTAAAGGCAAAAATAATTTGTTTCTTATCCGATACGTTTTCAGTAATTTCGTAGTAAATATCACGCATCATTTGTCTTGAATCAGCAATTGACTTACCACTAAAAAACCAATAAAACTTTTCGTTTTTATAAGTTCCAAACATATATCTATGCCCAGAGTTAATTTCGGAGTTCGCTGGGGATAGCATAATTATATCTATTCCGTTTTCAGTAAACTCAATAAACTTGTACTTTTTTCGTAAAACCTTTATATCAAAGGGTGTTGTTGTTAAATCCATCTTGGTATGTTTTAATTACAAATATAATAAATCTTTATTAATAAAATAAATAATATCTTAAATAATATAAATTATCTTTTTAAATAATGTTTTCTGTATCTTCGGAATCTTCTATTTCCTCAAAATAATCCATTGTATTGCTAGTTAACTGTTTGTATAACATGTTGTGCATGTCAAAAAAATCATGCACCATTTTTCTATTTTCTGAACTATCTCGGTAATAAATACAGTCGGTATTCCAGCTTTCAAAATCTTCTGCTAACTGCAACGATAATTCATACATCATAAAAAAACATGTCAAACGAATATCTTTATAAACCATTTTCATAGCCTTATTTTCTCTCCTATGCACGATAGTTTCAACATATTGACCATCAATGTATCGGTCAAACTTTTGCTCCGTTCCTAAAACTCCTAATGTAGCTAAACGAATAGTTTTTGCATTATCGTCTTTGATTCCATGCTCGTAAGTATTTTTAGAAATATAACCCTTAACGTATGCTATTCTCCAATAGGCATGGTCAAGGTCTGTTCCAGTCAAATTACCCTTATCAATATCATATTCCAAATTAAACTCTTGGGTCTTTTTTTGTGGCGGTAAATCACTGAAAGGGTTATTATCTATGAATTTTTTTACATCATCGTTAACCATTTTAAAAAGATACAATTTACTTTTAGGAAAATTTTTATTCTCGGTTGCAAAAAGGTAATGATTCTGCCCAAAAATAATTTGGTTTACCTCACTACCTTTTCTAATAAGAAAATTGTGTTTTCCACCTACTAATCTCTTGTAGGTTCTATCGGATGAAAAGTTTTTGAATTGCCGTTTCATAATTATTTTATTTCGCCACCTTGTTCAAATTTTTCAATAATTTGTTTTTGTCTTTGTAAGTATTGGCGTTTGGTTAAAATACCATCTTTATAATCTTGTCGGAGTATATCTAATACCGATTTTAAAGTTTCAACTCTAAATTTTTCTAATCTAATTTTTTCTAATTCAATATTGCTTTCCTCTTTTGGTTTACCTTTAGTCTTGGTAATAGATTTTGGCTCAACCTCTTTTGGTCGTTCTCTTTGCTTGGCTTCCTTTTTAGATGCTTTCTGCTTCATTAATTTATCCCTTTGCTTTCTCCTTTCCTCTCTTTGAACTATTTGCTCCTCACTTAAATCTCCTTCGGTAATTTGTCCATAAACTTCTCCATCTTTTAAATTTTGGTCAAAGCTTGAATTTTCTAATGTTACTAAAACATAATAGCTACATGGTTGCCCATCGTCTTTTTTATTTGGCTGTACTAAAACTTTAAAAATAACTAATGCATATTTAATTCCAGACCTACGAATATCCTCTCTAATTTCCATCATATTAGGCATTTGGCTCTTTTTAATAATACCAGTATCTATAAGACCATCAAATGCAAAACGCATTGGCAAATTAGAATCGAAATTAATCCATACATCTTCATCTGCAATAGTCCACCACTCTCTTTCAATTAAATCTTCAGCAGGAACGTTTAAAGCAGAAAAACAAATTTCCTTTCCCTTTTTTGTGGGCATAGGCATTGGCGGTTGACTTTCTGCAAAAGCATTTTTAAAATCAAGCTCTATGTCCTTAAATTTAACCTTTGTATAATTTTTACCCTTAAAGTTAGGGTAAACATTTTTAGATGCAAAACGCATACTTTCAGTCCAAGTCCATCCTAAATTTTGTTTTTTATTTAGTTCATGTACTTTTTTAGCAACTTTAAGCCAAGTCTTTCTACCATTTGGCTTTTTTACTTTTGGAGTTGCTTTTTTATTTGTGGGTTTATTTTTGCTCATCTGGTTTTAGTTCAAAATTCTTATACTTGAAAATAGTACTTTTAGACAAATTGAAATATTTAATAGCTTGACTTGTTTTGTGCTGTTTGCAAAATTCCGATATAGCCAACTTCACTTGATTAGTAATTGCATACCTTTTTTTACCAGTATCAGTAATATTGTGGCGTTTGCAATGGAAACTAATAGTTGAACGAGTACAGTCTAAAATGGATTCAATTTCTCTATAACTTTTACCTTGCCTTCTCAATTCGAGAATTTTTAATTTTAAATTTTTTGGTGCTGACATTAGTTTTTTGGTTTTATTTTTTATAATTAGTGGTAAAAAAAGTGGCAACAAGTACCACTATTTTTTTAGATATGTTAAAATATCTATTTAATTTTTCTCCAAAGTTCAGATAATGGTGTTGGTGTCCAATTAATACCTTCAGAAATTTGAGGTGCTATAAAACCACCCCTAGTTGTAGTTGTAACTGCTTGTTCATCTTCTCCCAAAGATAAAGACGTATTTCCAACAATAATTTCATCTTTTTTGAAAAAAGAATATACGAAAAAAGCTACTGCACCAACCAGTACCGCTCCACCTCCGTAATACAACATTTTTTTAGTGTTTGCATCCATAATAAAAATATTTTTGTCAAATGTAGTAAAAAATTAAATTAAAAAGGCTAACTATCAACTACTTTTGATTTTGAAATTGATTATTTGTGTTTTTAAATCTTCTATGTCATTTACATCATTTAGATGGATATTATCAATTTCATAAGAATCAGTAAATATAATTAATTCAGTTCCATCAAGTCTTATTCTTTTTGAACCCTTTTTATAAAAATTTCTTTTAGAAATAAAAGAATCTTTGTCAATCCAACCACAAATTGTTACTTCCTTTTTTAGCTTATTATAGCTACAAAAAATGTAAATTTGAGTTTTAAAATAATCTTGAAACTTAATAAAATTATTTGTATAAGATGGTTTTACATCAGTATTTCTACCCATAGTTTTAACATCTATGGTTTTATTATCATAAATTAAATCTACTCCATTATCAAAACCTGCATTACCATTAGGTAAATCTAATCCAAATTGTTGCATAACAACGCTTTGACCTATAATACCAGTTAGTTGCTGTTCTTTATTTCCATTAGCAGTAAACCTTTTGCCAAAATTAAATTTATCTACTTGGTTTATGCAATAAGATTCCAATAATTCTGTTACTTTTATTATTATCATTAAATTGACTTAATTTTTTTATAAATACCTCTCAAAACCGCTTTTTCTTCTTCACTAGAAAGAGTTTTAGCAAAATCACTAATATCATTAAGTATTGCTTCTATTTTTTGTTTCTTGGTAACGACTGGTGCTTTTTCTTTTAAGGGTAATTTGTCGGTTATATCCCACTCTATTACATTTCTACCAGTTACAAAACATGCTCTCTCCGACCTTTCGTAGATAACCCCTAAATCTCTTAATTGGGATAATAATTTCCAAGAATGTTTAACTTTAATTTGATTTTTTTCAATGTAAGACTGTAATTCTCCAGCGGTGCAAGGTGCTGTATTCAATATAGCATGGTAAGTAATAAGTTTTAAATCCGATAATAGTCCTTCCGACTTTATTTGATTATAGCAATCAATAGAGGTTTGTCTAGCCATTTTTTTAATTATTAAAAGTTAGTAAAGCATCCGACACTTTTTGGTCGTTTGCGTATTCTTTGCTTTGAATAGTATAAGCCATCCAGTTAAGA